GAGCCCGAGATCGTCCTGGAGCAGGGCCACATGCTTGCCATAGAACTCGCAGACCCACTCGCGCCAGCCGGCCGGATTGCCCGCGTAGCGCGGCGCCCATTTCTGGATCGACGCGATCTCCCGCCGCACGGCGCGGCCCGCGGCACGCACGACGAGCGCCCGGGCACGCGCGTCGGCGTCCTCCTCGACGTGCTCTGGCATCGGCGGATGCCCATTTCGCGACGGCCGCCGGGGGGCCGGCAGGCTCGTGGCCGGATCGCCACCGCCGCCAATATTCTGGGCGCGCTGGGGCGTCGCGAACTCGCCGCCGAGCGGATTGCGATTCTCCATGATCCGCACTTCATCGACCGACAGAATCCCGCCGTCCACATACATGCGTTGCGCCGTCGCGCGCGCCGCCAAGTCTGAGCGGACCATCGCATCGAGCATGAACTCGGCAAACACCTCGTCATCATCGTCGAGGAGCTGGCGATCGATGTCCTGCTCCCAGAGCGTGAACCACGGCGCCATCGTCGTCGCCAAGAAGCCGAGCTGCTGCTGCTCAATGCCGGTCCCCCAGGAGGTGGTCCGTTCGACGTCGCCGATCATGTGCGGCGGCACGCCGAACCAGCGGGCCACGTCGGCGACGCTAAACTGGCGGCCCTCGAGATATTGGGCATCGCGCGGCGAGACGCCGATCTGGAGCCACTTGAGGCCACCCTCGAGCAAGGCGACCTTGTGGGCGTTCCACCAGCCCTCTTGGGCATTCTTCCAGGCCTCGGAGTTCGCCTCGCGCTGTTCCTTTGTGAGCTTGCCCTCGGTCGACAGCGCCCCCTTGGTCCCCGCACCTTGCGACCAGAACCGGGAGGCATAGGCTTCCTCGGCAAGCGCGCGGCCGACGCTCTCGCGCGCATACTCGATGACCGAGCAGCCCGTCACGCCATCGAGCGAGAAGCCCATCACGTGGAAGACCTCATCCTGGGTGAGGGCTTGCGCGGGGCCGCTCTGGGGCCGGTAGAGATAGCCGCGGCGCCCGTTGGCCAGGAGCTTGACGGTCATCCGATCGGGATCCAGCGGGAGCAGTTCCCGGATCCGGCGCGTCGAACTGACGATGAGGTTATAGAAATTCCCGCGGAGCAGGACATGGCGCTGGCCGAGCTGCCGCCACCGGATCGCCGTCTGGAACGGATTCGGCCGGCGCCGGAGGAGCGGATAGATCGGATGATCGGTGGCGCGATCCTTCCCGTCGTCGGCCCGGCGGCGGTAGACATGGAGGGGCAGGTAGCCGACCATGTCCGAGAGGATCCGCACGCAGGCATAGACGGCCGCGACCCGCATGGCCGCATCGGAGCTCGCGATCACGCCCGCGTTCGTGGTCGTGCCGAACCGGGGATCTTTCTGAAACCAGAAGTCGTCCCACGGTTTGTACTCGGCCCGCAGCGCCGGCGCGACGAGATTCGTGAAGAGCCCCATCAGCGCCTCCATGGCGGCAGCACGCCGCCGGCGATGAGCGCAAGCCCGGCGATGATCCAGGCCGCCGGCCCTGAGACCTGGCTGATGCCGACGACGATCGCCACCACGCCGAGGATCATCAAGACCACGTCGAGAAGCACCCAGAATCTCATCCCAGCACCGTCACGAGCGGCACCGCCGCGTCGGCGTGCCGGCTCGCCCGATCGAGGCCCATGATCATGGCCACGAGGCCGTCAATCTTCTCGCTCGACGACGCCTTGTCGGGCTTGAGGTTCCCCGCGGCGTCCTGCTTGGTGGAGAAGTTGCTGGCCATCCAGCGGAGGATCGGGTGCCCGCCGTGCTGCAGGCGGCCGCCGGCGATCAGGCCAAGCAGCTCCTTGGTCGGCGCCGCCATGCTCGCGAAGCCCTGCCCGAAGGGGACCATCGTGAAGCCGTCACCTTGCAGCTGCGTCGACAGTTGCGTGGCGCCCCAGCGGTCATAGGCGATCTCCTTGATCTCGACCTGCTCGCCGAGCTGGCCGATGTCCCGCCGGATGACGTCGTAGTCGATCACGCTGCCCGGCGTCGCCCGGAGGAGGCCCTGCTGGATCCAGACGTCATACGGGACGCGATCGCGCTTGACCCGCGCGGCCACGTTGTCCTCGGGCACCCAGAAGAACGAGACCACGAGGAAGCCCGTCTCGTCGGGGAAGACGAGCTCGAGCGCAGCGATGTCAATGCTGCTGGCCAGGTCGAGCCCGGCGAAGCACGGCCGCCCGGCGAGCGCCGCCAGGTCGACTGGGCCCGCGCAAGCATTCCATTTATCCATGTCGATCGCGCGCTCGGCCTGCGCGGTCCACTGGTTCAGGTGCAGCCGCCGGAACGTGTTCTGGTACGCGAGCGATTCCCGGGCCTTCTTCGCCTGCTCCTCGAGGTATTCACGCTTCACGCTCGAGCCCAGCCCCGGGTTGGCCTTGGCCCACGTGGCCGGATCATCCCAGGGCTCCTCGATATCGGCGCCGTAGATCACCGGGAGAAAGGTCGCGTCGTCGAGGATGCCGTCGCGCACCTTCAGGGCGTAGTCGTGCACCTCCCAGCAGATCGAATGCCGGTCGTACCCGGCCGTCGTCAGGAAAATGAAGAGCGGCTGCCGCCGCGCGGCCGTCCCCGTCGTGAGCACGTCGTAGAGCTTGCGGTTCGGCTGCGTATGCAGCTCATCGAAGATGCACCCGTGGATGTTGAACCCGTGCTTGGTATCGGCCTCCGCCGAGAGGACCTTGTAGGAGGAGGCCATCGCGTGGTAGACGAGCGAGCGCTTGAAGGGCCTGAGTCGTTTCCGAAGCTCGGGGCTGCGCGCGCGCATCTGCTTGGCCACCGAGAAGACGATGTCGGCCTGGTCGGTGTCGGCCGCGACCGAGTAGACCTCGGCGCCTTCTTCGCCGTCGGCGGTCGTGAGATAGAGCGCCAGGCCGGCGCCCAAGGAACTCTTCCCGTTCTTCTTGGGGACCTCGATATAGGCCTGCCGATAGCGCCGCGTCCCATCCCCCTGCCGCTTCCAGCCGAAGAGCGGGCGGATGATATCCCGTTCCTCCCACGGATCGAGCACGAAGGGCTGCCCCGCCTTCTCGCCCTTGACATGGACCAGGAGTTCGCGAAAGAAATCGACGGCGCGCTGCGCGGCTTCGTCGTCATAGTAAAAGGCCCCGCCGGAGGAGGGGGTCGGCGCGGCCTGAGTTTCACTCACGGAAGAACCGTCCGGGCGCCTTGCCATCGGTCCCGGTGGGCTTGGCGGCCGGCGGCGCCGCCGGCTCGTCCACCTCGAGCCGCGCGCGCGACGAGGGCGTCAAGCCGAACTCGACCATGTACTGGCGCAGCAGGGTGGCCGTGTCCTTCACGACCTGGGCCTCGGGCTTCCGCTTGCCCGCCTTGTCCCTGAATCCCGTCCGAAGCGTGACGCGGGCCCGCCGCCACTGGGCGTAGAGATCGCAGTAAATCTCCACGGCCGCCAGGTCCACCGCCGTGAGCAGCCCGAGCCGATCGAGCTCGGGCACGACCCGCCGCCACTCCTCGCGGCCATAGCGATCCAGGAAGCGGCGCGGAGTGAGTGCAGACGTCTGCGCGGGCGTGGGCTTGGGCTCCCGCGCATTCAGGGCCCGCTTCCCGGGATTTCCCTCCAGGAGCTTCAACGCCGTCGGTTTCGGTTTTCGACCTCTCATCCCATTCTCCATAGCACATTCGGGCACCTGACCCGGCATACCAATCGCCTGCGTGTACGGCTGCGCCCCAGCTCCTTCACGGCGGCGGGCCGTAGAAGGACGGGATGTCCAGCTCGACGCCGAAGTATCCGCGGCCGCCGGACCCCCGGTCCCAGCCACCGATGATTCGCGCCGCGCAGGTCGTCCTCCGGCCAGCATGTCCGCCAGACGCGAGCCAGGATCGATAGAGCCGGGCGTTTGCTCGCGTGAGATAGCCGATACACTGGCCGGCGATCTCGATCCGGACCGCCATGGAGTCGGCCGGATTGTCGTCTTCGTGTATCAACACCGCGATTACTTCCACGTGGCAGTCGCGCCCATTCTCAGGCCGTCCACCCGCGAGCTGCTCAAGCACAGCCTGATAATGGGATTCCCCCACGATCTCCTCACAGTTTCCCTCGAAGTTACCGAGATGCAGAGCGGGCCGCCGCGCCACCTTCCGCCATCCGAGAGCCCAAGCGAGCCGGCTCGAAATATTCATGGCTGGATCATAGCGAATTTCGCGGCGGCGTGCGCGAGGGCTACGCGCGGTTGTGTGGGCCGGGCCCCTGAACTTCTCAACCGCCCCCCCGGTCCCGGTTCCAACTCTCCCCCTTCGACGTCTCGGCGGAGTGATGCCGATGGCAGAGCCCTCGAAGATTCTCGAGCTCATCGCCTCCGCCCTGTTCGCGCGGCACGATATGGGCGGCGTCCGTGCTCGCCTCGCCGCAGTTCCCTGGCGCGGCCTGATCGCGCACAAGGCTACCCCAGGTGCAGACGAGATCGCGCGCAAGGACCGCCGGCCGGATCCGCAGCCGCCACTCGGGGGTCGCATAGGATCGCCCGCCTCGAGCCGCGTCATACGCCCGGCGGCGCGCGCCTTGGCCATGGATGGGACACTCCCCCAGGTTCGGGCAGCGAGGATGGGTGCACGGCCGGCGTGGGGCAACCGGACTCATGGCCACGTTGTGGCCACAGCGGTCGTAGGGCCGGCCGGGCGATGGGCCGGGCACTG